GCCTAATTTGAAAAGGATAAGAGCGGATAAGAAAGATCTACAAAGATTATTAAAGAGTGTTAATATTAGTTTTGATTTAGCAGTTTCTACTGAAATGTATAAGTCTCCTCAGTATGAAGAAATACATAATGAGAGAAAAAAAGATGCGCAAAGTCCTGTGTATGAATATTATAAGAAGTTTGTAATGAAAGGTATGAAAATGCGGGATAGTGTAAGACCAGAGGAATTTAAAACTGGATTTAAATACGATGCTATACGAAAAGTTCTTTGGGAGAGATTTGATGATGTGCGACAAGGAGAGAAACCTATTAACAATGCTTGGAATAATTGGACTAAATCTTATTTAAAAGAGATATTTACATATACTAAAGGTAGAGATATAGAGAGTGGTGTACAGTTAAAAGCAATAGGAGAGGCTATAGATACTAAAATAGATTATGTTCCTATCTTTTTTACTAAACAAATAGATTTAAAAGATCAGCAAATGCATTTACATCAGAATTTATTAGTTGGTAATTTTGTATCAGTTAATTATAATGAAAAAAATAAGATTTTACCTTATATTGAAATGCTTATGTCTGTTGTTCAAAATAGAAAAATAATAAAAACTAAAGGGTTTCAAAGAATATTTAAAAACTTATCGGGTGTAGTAGCAGATGCTATTGGTAAAAGTCTTAAAAAAGAAAAGAAACAAGAATCTAATACATATGCTAATGCTATGGATCTAATAGCATCAAGAATTTTCGGAGAGACAGTTCAGGAGGCAGGTATTACATTACCATTACCTTTTACAGAGTCTAGATTATCAATACGACAATTGTGGAATTTATGGTTAAGTGCTACAAGTACTGTATTATTATCTGCAAATTGGATGTCTACTATAAGTAATAGAGTTTTAGGAGGAACTTTACATCTTTCAGAAGCACTAGCTGGTGAATTTTTTACAACTAAAAGTATGCTTAATGGTCAGAAATATTATATACAAGACGATCCACAAATAATTAATGATATTGGTAAGCCCTTTCCTATCTCTAAAACAAATTTATTAGGTATGTTATTTGATCCTTTAAATGATTATTCTATGTATGGTCATCAATATGCATACAATAATAAAATGAAAGCTTTATTAAATACAAATACTTTACATGGTTTGAACAATATGGCAGAGCATGCTATGCATCATGTTGTTATGTACACGGTCTTAGCCGAAACAAAAGTTCTAAACAAGGAGGGGGAGTATATCAATAAAAGCGGTAAAGGTATTACGAAGGATAGAACTAAAGCAATGGATTTAGCATCTATGTATAAAACTGAAAAAAGAGGAGAAGAAGGGCATAGAGGATTAAATTTAGATAACAGAGTTCATCAGATAGAATATAGAGTAGCAGAAACTTATTATAAAATGCCATTAGTGGGCAAGTTACATACTGATATGAGTATAAGAGCTGAACAAGAAGAAACTAATATGCATGCCATAATAAAACTTACGCAACTAATTCAAAAAATAAATGAAATGGAGCATGGTGCGTATTCACAAAGAAACGCACCTCCTGGTAGAAGACACGCTTTATTTCAAGGATTAGAAACAATGCGAAAGTTCTTTCCTGTAGGTATAAAACATAGATTACAAGGAATTGGAACAACTCTTCTTAATTTATTTACTAATTTTCCAGAGTTTGCAAGAACTAGGGGAAATGCAGCTTTTTTTAAAGATTCTGCAAAGTATTCAAATGATTCTACTAAGATATATGATCCTATAACTAATAATTTAAAAGAAAGTCATTATGTAACTACTTTAAAATATTTTGCTTTTTCTGCATATCATGGTATGAAAAAATTAGGACAATTGTGGGCACGAACTCATGATGACACATATCAAGTTAAGAAAGGAATTCTATCTATGAGTAAAGAAGAGTGGGGAAATATGTCTAAACATGAAAAAGCAAACATAGTAAGAACTTTTTATGAAATAGGATTAGCAATGGTATTAATGCAGGCAGCTCACGCACTTAAAGATCGTGGAGAAGAAAAGTCAGATTATATGTTTGCTTTCTTTATGGCAAGATTATCTACTGAATTGCTGGCGTATTCTAATCCATGGGAAGCGGCTAGGATATTACAATCTCCTGCAACTACTACAACTTTTATTGAACGTATATGGACTTTTATGGATCAATTAGGAGAAGATATCTGGGCTGGTGAGTGGGAAAGATATAAAGCTGGATCTAGAAAAGGACAAACAAAAACTTCTAAGAACCTTGGAGATATAGTTCCTTGGCACAAAGCAGTTAATCGTCATAAATATGTTGAAGATATTTTAAATTACCATTACAGGGAATAATATGAGTAAAGAGCTCTATAAACCTCTTCCTACATATCTATCTATTGGGCCCTCTGATATACACGGAGCGGGGATTCTTGCTAATGAAGATATTCCATCAGGAATAGAAATAGGAATTACGCATATATATGATCCAGATTTCGAAGACGATCATATAAGAACTCCTTTAGGAGGTTTTATAAACCATTCTGATACGCCCAATTGTGAGATAAGAGATGATGGTGATGATAAAAGAATACTTTATACTATAAATCGTATAGAAGCAGGTAAAGAATTAACTGTTAAGTACTCTTTATATAAATTTTAATTACCCCTACGTTTATAAGGTAAAAAAAAGGCTAGCAATAATAATATTACTAGCCTTTTTATGCTGAGTATAGGTAAAACCAATCACAAAACTACCCCAGCTAGGGCCGAAGCTATCGCAACTCCCTAAGTTTTTTTGGTATAAGCCCCATATCATTGACTTGCTTTTCTGCCCAAGTACATTCTATCATATGGTCTTCCCCATAAATTTTCTCTAATATATAACATCTATGATTACCATCTCTAACTATATAGTCATAATCTTCATTAAAATATTTAGTATACCTCATATACTTTCCTAAACATCTATTTTTTTCTTTTCCTTCTTCAGGAATTTCAGAAGTATTAAGTGCCTCAAGTACTTGAATAGGTTTATTAGGTATAGCAGTATTTAATAAATCTTTTTCCAAAGCTTCAAAATCATAAGAATATACTAAACCTTTTCTTTGCATTTTACTTTTATCATTACAGAATGAGATAGATTTTTGTGTTTGTCTTTCGAGCCAATTCGGTTGTCTAAATAATCCCCAGATTTTTTTAATAGGAACTTTAAAGGTTTCCATCTCTTGATCTAATATATGTTCCCATACCTCCAGGCCAAACTAAATAACCGTGTTTAAGATATGTTCTAATAATTGTATTATTATTTTTTCTTCTTTCTTTATACTCTTCACGAGATTCTTTTATTCCACGAGCGGGAGAAAGGTTCATTGGTTCAAATACTTTAGGTCGGTCCATTGTTTTATTGTTTAATCAGTGCACAAATATAGTAAAAATTATGTGATTTCACAACTTCCTCCTGCACATGCTAGTTCTCCCTGTAAATCTGTATTATCTTCTGTTTCTTTTACTTTTGTTAAATCGATTTCTGTTAATTTTCTATACATATTATTAAATCTTTTCTCATCTATCTCTTCAAACGGTGCTTGTATGTAAGTACCACCATCATATGGTAATACTGATAGCCCATTAAAGGTATCTTTATGTTCCCACATCCATTCTCCTACCATTTTCCATTCATTTTCTTTTATAGATACAGTGGCTGATACATTATGTGTATTATTACCTCGAATATGTCCAGGTTTAACCCACTCTGTATTAAATTTCTGTACTCTATCTAACATCTGTTTAGCTGTTTCAAAATTTCTAGCAATTCCATTTTTCGGAGATCGCTGAGGTAATTCTATAACTGCAGAATTAGGAAGTAATTTCATATCTTCTACTAATTCGGGATGATTCTTAGTTAAATATTTATATAACTGCTCATCTTTAGTACACTGCATGCGTCTTATATAGTAAGGCGAATGCCATGCGTGTATTCCTGATGAGGTTCCTACCACACAACTAGTTGTACCCGAAGGTTTAACTGTTGTAACTCGTGCAGCAGGGTTAATTCCTATATTACTAGCTACAATTTCATTCATAGCAATTGCATTAGAAGCTCCCTCTTCTAGATTAAGTGCAAGAACTGTACCATTACAAATTCCTGTCATACCAATTCCCACAAGAGCGTCTTTTTCAGTAGTTTCCTGCCAAATACGTCTTAAATAATGAAAATTAGTAAATCCTGCCTGTAGAGTTCCAAAAAATGCTGCTACTTTAGCTCTATTATTCAATTCATTTTGATCTTTTATATCTCCTGCATTTATTTCAGTTAAATTACAAAACTGATAAGGGCGCAGCGCGATTTCACAACACGGATTAGTTCCCCAATCTTTATCATTACTAAAATACACACCTGGTTCTCCTGATCCACTAACTTTAATTCTATCCCAAAGTTTCAAAAAGAATCCCTTTGTGACTTTATATCTTAATAAAACCGTTGAATTATTTGAACGACCACGTTGTGGATTCTTTTCCCACCAATTGCCTGCTTTACATGAAATCATTTCTTCATCACATGCCGAAAATAAGCTAATTAAAGCAGCTCTACGAATACCACCAGCTAATACAGCATCAGCTATATAACAAACTATATCGTGAACTTCAAGAGGAGTTAATTTATCACCCTCTTTCTTTTTTTCTAGTAGCAATTCCATATTGAATAGACATTTCTTTAATGGATCTGGACCTGGGGCTTTTCCACCTGCTGTAACTAATCGTGATCCTTTTGATCTAATATCAGAAAAGTCAAATAAAGGTTTTGTTTTTCTAAACCCAAAGTATGCAGCCATTAAGTGTCTAACTGCATCGGCCCAACCTTCAATTGAATCCCCAATTAAATATTTTTGAGATTTTCTAGGTTTAACAATTTCGGGCAGTTTTGCTACATGATGTTTCTGAACGGAATAACCCACTCCAGTCCCACCAAGTAGCAAAAACATAGCTTCCGAAAATCCCCTGTAATCATCAATTGGTAAATATGCACAGTTATACACACGGGACTCCGATTTTATAATAGCAGGCCCTGCAAACTGTGCTGCTCTCATAGACATGAGAACCTTTTTATCTATTAAATATGGTTTATATTCTAGGATTTGTTCTTTCTGCTTGGGATATTTAGCTATCATCATATCTGTATAACGAGTTACTATTTCATCCCAGGTCTCTCTTCTTTTTTTATTTGTTAAATACTTTGCGTACTTATTAAAGATAACAATCTCACTAAGTATTTGATTACTTTTATCCATATATTTAATAAATTTTAATTGTTAATTAAAGGGGTAACAAATATAATCATTTTATATTATTAGGCCAAGTTTTAATTTGCTTTTTTACTTTTTTAGCTTTACTTTTTCTCATAACATAAGAAAACCCCCTTAATTCAGGATGTTCTTCCATGATTTTTCTTCTTACCCGCGTAGCACTTTCCCAATTGGTTAAAGCGCCTGCTGCTAAAGTTTGAAGTAATCCTACAGCTGATGTAGGTTGTACAATTCCTGTAGTAATATCTTCATTCCACAGTGTAGCCATTAAGATAGTATCATTCTCTCTAGTTTTAGGAGAATTAGTTAATACTTTCTTAACTCTTTCGTATATCTTTGTTGTTATCATTTGTTTTTTTTATTAATATGTGTCTCTATTTGGGTAACAAAATACATGCCTGTAACGACACCTGCTCCCCAACACATAAAGTGAGTGAAAAATTCCATTATGCTCTAGGCCCTGTGGGCGCTAAACCTCCAGCAATTGTTGAACTCTTTAAGATTTTTTCATTTAGATTTGATAGAGTCAAGTCTTCAGAAGTATCTTTATTTTCAAACTTTATATGTTCTATTTCGAATTCAATATGAGCGATTGCTTTTTCTAGACATTCAATAGGAGTGTCATGTTTATTACTATTACGTAGAAGATAACTTACTGCAGTACCTATGTTATAAGTTAATTCATAATCTTCTATAATCTTATGGGCTTCATACCCATGATGTTTTCCTACATAGTAGGAAGGTACTTTTTCATTTTCTGTCATTTTTTAATTTGTTGTTTAATAAATTCTACTACTGCATTGTATACCTCATCTATTGTACTGAATAAACTCAAGTTAATTAGTTCTTGAGGCACACCCTCGTGTACTTGTTCTATCTTCTCTACTACTGGCATAAGCCAATCCCAAGAGGTGTCATAAGCTAATTCTTCTACCGCAACTCCATTACCATCAAAATATGCATACCAAGCATCTTCAGAAGTATTATCACCTAATCTTTCATGTGCCTTCCATATTTCAACTTCAGCACCCATAAATTCTGCTATTAATATATTATTTTCTTCCATAATTATTTAGTTTTAGAAATAAAAGATGGAAATATAAAGCCCACCCATGCTTTCGCTTATAAGCTTTATATTCCCAGATGATCGCTATGCCAAATTGAAAAGCTGCAAAACACCCAATTTATCGGCAGTCACGGCGTGTCATCATTCTTTTATTTGTTGGTTAATAAATTTATGCTGCTTCTGTTCGTAAAGATTTAGCAGGTTGTATACATTTACGTCCATTTCCATATTGTTCATCGGCTATAACTGCTTCAGAAAACTCACCATCATAAAATAATATTTGCTTATTTTCAGCAAACTTTTTAAATGATATATCGGCTGTAATACAATCTAATATCAATATAAAGCAATCTTTATAGTAACAATCTTTAGGAATTCTATCCCAACCATCTGTAACTATAATAGCAGGTCTGCCTGTTTTTTGTGCATTATACACACATTGAGCGATATCAGTTCCTCCTCCTATATGAGCAGAAAATAAATGTTCATGCTTTATCTTAGTTAAAGTATCATTATGAGAAAATAAATAACAATCTCTTAATAATTGCA